CTAGATGTAGTATATGGATTACTTTAATGCAGACGATTTAGATTCAGTTGCTTATGTTGATAAGAACAACAAACAATGTTATTATTAAGTTTGTTGGCTTTCCTAATAAACTAGCATCTGAGCTATTTATTAGTTATGCTATGCTCAATATGGGTTTTGATTAACCTATAGATAGTATGCCTAGTAAAAAAACATGATACACTAGATATGGATATTAAAATACCTTACACACCAAGAAAGCATCAAGCTTACTTACACAACAATAATAAGAACACAGATGGAATGTATTAGTTTGTCATAGAAGGTTTGGCAAAACAGTATGTATGATCAATCATTTAATTAGGTCAGCATTACTGTCCAAACTTAAGAACCCTAGGTATGCCTACATAGCACCCACCTTCAAACAAGCAAAAGTATTGCTTGGGATTACATGAAACAGTTTACAGCAAAGATACCTTATACACCAAATTTAACGAAACAGAACTAAGAGTAGATTTACCTAATGGTTCAGAATAACTTTGCTAGGCTCAGAAAACTCAGATGGGTTAAGAGGTATATACCTTGATGGCTGTGTCATTGATGAGTACGCAAATGTAAACAGTAAGTTGTTTCCAGAAATAATTAGACCAGCATTATCAGATCAGAAAAGGTTACTGTGTGTTTATTGGTACACCAATGGGAATGAACAATAACTTCTATGAACTATACCAACACGCACAAGGTGCAGAAGATTGGTTTAACTACAAAGCAAAAGCATCAGTGATACTAAGATTGTAGATGAAGAAGAGTTAGTCAAGGCAAAAGAAGTAATGGGTGAGAAGAAGTACCAGCAAGAGTTTGAGTGTGATTGGATAGCAAACATAGAAGGTGCAGTATATGGAGATGTACTTGCAAAATAGAAGATCAAAAACAATTACTAGAGTTCCCTACGATCCTCACTTACCAGTATCTACCGCATGGGATCTTGGGGTCTCCGACCACAGTAGTATTATATTTTATCAGCAGTTAGGAAGAAGCATTAATATAATAGATTACCATGAAGAGAGAGGTCAAGGTTTACCTTACTACATTACAGATGATTAAGGAAAAGATTATGTCTACAAAGATCACTTTGCACCACACGACATTGAAGTTACAGATTTTGGCAATGGCAAAACCAGGAGAGAGGTCGCCTACCAATTAGGAATTAGGTTTAAGGTCGTTCCAAAAATTCCACTAGAGGATGGCATACACGCAACCACAATGACCCTACCTAGATGTTGGATTGATACTGACCATTGCAAAAAGTTAATAGATGCGTTAAGACATTACCACAGGAAGTATATTGATAAAAATAGAATGTTCAGATCAAAGCCTGTACACGATTGGAGTTCACATGCTTGTGATGCAATGCGTTACCTAGCAGTTGGACTACAAGAAATTAATACTAGACAAACTGCTCCACAAAGTGTAGCAGATAATAGTTACAGGATTATATAATTATGGGATCAATTTTAAACCAAAAATGCCACCGCTGCCACCAGTTCAACCTTTGCCAGAACCACCTCAAGCAGAAGTCTCGCAAGAGGAAAAAGAAGGATTGCAGCAGAACAAGAGCGATTGAAAGAAAAAGAAAAGGTAGAAATCTACAATCTTAACTGGACCACTAGGTGTTGAAGAAGAAGCTGAAACAGAAAAGAAAACTTTATTAGGATCATAATGTTTGAAAAATTAAAAAAATATTTAAAAAAAAACCAAAAGTAGAAAAAGAAAAAAGAACTTACGAGAAAGAAAAGATCATAGCAATGACTTTTGAAAACGAAGTTAAAAAACCAGAAGTTAAATCTGAAACAAAAGAAACTAATCAGAAACAAAATCATCATTAACATTTGGAGAATAATATGGGTGGAGCAGTAGCAAGAATAGTAAGACCACAATGTATAAAAACCTGCACCAACACCAGCTCCTGTAGCAGTTGCACCAACACTGCAGCAGAAGTTTCACAAGTACACAACAAGTATGGATGGTTATGATTCAAGAAAAACAAAAGCAAAAGGTAGATCAGCAACAATCATGACAAGTTCTAAAGGTGTAGAAGATGAAACATTAACATTAGGTAAAAAAGTTTATTAGGACAATAATGGCAAGAACAGATTTAACTAAAAATTTATTATCAAGATACGAAAGACTTAGAAGGTCAAAGACAAAACTGGGAAACACATTGGCAAGAAGTTGCAGATTATATGCAACCAAGAAAAGCAGATGTAACTAAAAAAAGAGCTAGAGGTGATAAAAGAATGGAACAAGTTTTTGATTCTTCACCAATACAAGCAGTAGAATTATTAGCAGCATCATTACATGGTATGTTGACAAACCCATCAACACCTTGGTTTACTTTAAGATTTAAAGATGAAGATATTGATAATGAAGATGAAGCAAAACTTTGGTTAGAAGCATGCAACAGAAGCAATGTACACAGCATTTAATAGATCAAACTTTCAACAAGAAATATTTGAATTGTATCATGACCTAATTACATTTGGTACTGCTGCAATGTTTATTGAAGAAGATGATGATGACATTATAAAATTTTCAACAAGACATATCAACGAAGTATTTATTGCAGAGAATGATAAAGGTAGAATAGATACAGTATTTAGAAGATTTAAAATATCAGCTAGAGCTGCAATACAAAAGTTTGGCGATGCAATGTATCATCAGACATTCAAGGTATCTTTAAAAAAGATCCTTACAAGAAGTAGAAATACTACACGCAGTTTATCCAAGATCAGATTTTAATCCTAACAAAAAAGATAAAGCTAATATGCCATTTGAATCTGTCTACATAGAATATAAAAATGGTAATGAATTATCTGTTCTGGATTTAAAGAGTTTCCTTTTGTAGTACCAAGATATTTAAAAGCATCAAATGAAATTTATGGAAGATCAGTCCTGCAATGACAGCATTGCCAGATGTTAAGATGTTAAATGAAATGTGTAAGACTACAATCAAAGCTGCACAGAAACAAGTAGACCCACCACTATTAGTTCCTGATGATGGTTTCTTATTACCTGTAAGAACTGTACCGGGTGGATTAAATTTTTATAGATCAGGTACAAGAGATAGAATTGAACCATTAAACATTGGTGCAAACAATCCATTAGGTTTAAATATGGAAGAGCAAAGAAGAGATAGTATTAGAGCTGTGTTCTATGTAAATCAATTAATGATGCAACAAGGTCCACAGATGACAGCAACAGAAGTTATCCAAAGAAACGAAGAGAAGATGAGATTACTTGGACCAGTATTAGGTAGACTACAATCAGAATTATTAAAACCATTAATTGATAGAGTGTTTGCAATATTACTTAGAAACAATATGTTACCACAAGCTCCAGAGTTTTTATCAGGTCAGAGATATAGAAATAGAATATGTATCACCACTTGCTAAAGCACAAAAATCTACAGAGTTACAATCTATTATGAGAGCAATAGAAATATTAGGATCACTTGCAAATGTAGCACCAGTATTTGATTATGTTAATTTTGATAACCTTGTTAAACACTTGGCAGACATTGTTGGTGTGCCACAAAAAATATTAAAATCACAAAGTCAAGTTAAATGCAGAAAGAGAACAAGCAGCAGCACAACAACAAGAAACAACAGATGCAACAAGATGCAACAAGTTGCACAAGCAGGAGGAGATATAGCACCACTAGCAAAAGCATTGCCAGAAGAAGCAAGAGCTGTAGCAAATGCTGAAGTGGAATAAGTATGGAACAAATAAACAACTAGAAAAATTTATAAAAAAATTAAAAAAAAATTACAATACATATTCAATACAGACGAAGGCAAAGAAGTTTTGTCTGATCTTGAAAAAAGATGTCATTATCATTCTACCACTAATGTAAAAGGTGATAGTCATGAAAGTGCATACATGGAAGGACAACGTAGTGTCTTCTATTTATTAAATCAATGCTACGAAAATGAAAAGGAAAATAAAATGTCAAATGAACAGATAACACAGGAAACTGTGCCTGTAGAAACAACGACTACAGAAACCACAACACAACCTACAAAACAGAAGTTACTACAACAACACTGCACAACAACATCATCTTGGAAAGATTCTATTAGTGAAGATTTAGAAACGATCCTAACATTGAAAAGTTTACAGAGATAGATGCGTTAGCAAAATCTTATATCAATGCAACAAAATGATTGGTCAAGATAAAGTTGTTATACCAAATAAAAATTCTACAGAAGATCAATGGGATGAAGTTTATGCAAAACTAGGTAGACCAGAATCTGCAGATAAATATGCTTTAGATGCAAAATCTGAAGTAGTAAATTTAGATGAAGGTGCAATTAAATCTTTTGCAGAACAATCGCACAAACTTGGTTTAAATAATAAACAAGCTCAAGGTATCTTAGAGTTTTATAAAAATAATATGGAAGGTACTGCACAACAAGCAAAGATAGATACTGAAACTGCACAAGCTCAAGCTGAACAACAGTTAAGACAAGAATGGGGTAGAGACTTTGAAGGTAAAGTTAAACAAGCTGGTGCATTAGCAAAAGCTAATATTAATCCAGAAGTTTTAGATATGACTTTATCAAATGGTACAAGACTTGGAGATCATCCAGAAATTATAAAAGGTTTTGCAAAGATAGCAGGTATGATGTCAGAAGATAAAATTGTTGCAACTGAAAGTGAAAATGTAAATACAGTTACAGATATTGAATCTGAAATATCAGCTATTACTAATGATACTGATGGACCTTATTGGAATAAGCAACATCCAGATCATGATAAAATAGTACAACAAGTTTATACATTAAGAGAAATGTTAAATGCAAGTGATAATAAATCTTAATGATGAAGAATAAATTCTTAGAAATATTGCGGTTGTTGGAGACAGGATCAGAGTTTCAAAAAAAATCCCTTGCCAATCTGCAGAAAAATATTATAATTGGATTAGTAGGTAAGACAATTCGTAAGAACCTTACTGGCAAGAAGGAATAGACTTCTAGTCTAAAAGACTTTAAATCCAAGAGATGCCTACTCATTTTGAGTGGAGAACCTTTCTGATTTTTTTAACTTAACAATAATATGGAGAGACAATTATGTCATCACAAATAACTACAGCATTTGTACAGCAGTATTCTGCTAACATACAAATGCTATCTCAACAAATGGGATCGTTATTAAGAGACAAAGTCAGATTAGAAAGTGTTGTTGGAAAAAATGCTTTCTTCGATCAAGTTGGTTCAGTAACTGCAGTTAAAAACTAGCAGACATTCAGACACTCCACAAATAGATACACCTCACTCAAGAAGAAGAGTATCTCTTGCGGATTATGAATTTGCTGATCTTATTGATCAACAAGACAAAGTAAGACTCTTAATAGATCCAACTTCATCTTATGCTCAAGCCGCTGCTATGGCAATGGGAAGAGCAATGGATGATGTGATCATTCGCTGCTGCACTAGGTACTGCGTTTACTGGTGAAACAGGTCAACAAGTGCATTACCTGCAGCTCAATGCGAAGCAAATCGTACTGGAACTGCTGGTTTAACTATCGCTAAATTAAGAACTGCAAAAGAAACTTTGATTTAGCAAGTGTTGATCCTTCTATACCAAGACACATCATAGTATCTCCAGAAGCAGATCACTGATCTTTTAGGAACAACTGAAGTAACAAGTTCTGATTTCAACACTGTAAAAGCATTGGCAAATGGTGAAGTCAACTCGTTCCTTGGTTTTAATTTATTGTATCAAACAGACTAGCAAAATCTAGCAAACTAGATCTTGTATAGCTTTCGCACAAGATGGAATCGCACTTAGGTGTTGGTAAAGATGTCAATGCTAGAATAGACGAAAGAGCAGACAAATCTTATGCTACTCAAGTTTACTACTGCATGAGCATTGGTGCTACTAGAATGGAAGAAGCTAAAGTTGTTGGAAGTACAATGTCACAGAAGCATAATAGGAGGATATATATATGGCTAATTCAATACAATTGCAAAAACTTTGTTGCAGATACACCTTCAAAAGATAACACTACAGAACTACATGGTAGAGTAAGAGTTGCTTACGTACAGATTTTAGCTGCTGGATGAGCTCAAGAAACTATCAATATGTTAAGTTACCACTAATGGTGCTAGAATCATTAGGTGGAAGATTAAATGATGCAGCTTTAGGTTCAACTACAACACTATCAGTTGGTTATGCACATACAGTTAATGCAGCGGTGGAACTGATGTAGCTGCTGCGATTAGATGAGTACAAAGCTGCTGCGCTTCAACTTCTGAACTGCAGTTAATTTGCAAAACTACAGCATTGGGTGAAAACTCAGATTGTAGATGCTGATCCAGATGGTTTACTATGTTACAGTAACTACTGCTGGAGCTGGTGCAACTGGACTGGTATTAAGTTCAGATGACATACGTTCTAGACTAATAAATAAAATTTTAGGGGGTGGAAGCGAGAGTGGAAACCCCCTAGAGTGCATGAAAAAGATACAAGATTTAAAACCTGTATTACATTTTAAAAAAGATAATTATGTATATAGGTATGTGTTAGTAGATAGGTTTCAAAATGATTCTAAATATCATTATGGCTTTGATACTAAAGAAGAAAGAACAACAGAAGAAATATTTGCTTTAGAAAAAGATAGACAAATAAGACGAAAGTATATTATAAGGAAGTAGTATGGCATCAACAGTAGAAATTTGTAATGGAGCATTAAATCAACTAGGTGCAACAACTATACTTTCACTTACAGAAGATTCAAAAAATGCTAGACTTTGTAACTCAAGATATACTCAAGTAAGAGATGCAGTATTTAGATCACATCCTTGGAACTGTTTACAAAAAAGAGTTGAACTAGCAGCAGACACTACAGCTCCTGCATGGGGTTTTAGTTTTGCTTATACTTTACCAGCAGATTGTTTAAGATTACTTAAGAATATTAGATTATGATTCTAACTACAAAGTAGAAGGTAGAAAAATATTAAGTAATACATCTACTATGAAAATATTATACATTGGTAGAGTTACAGATCCTAATGAATATGATGAATTATTAAGAGAAACTTTATCTGCTGCATTAGGTGCTGACATTGCTTTTGCAGTTACATCTAATAATACTACAGCAACAAAATATGTACAATTTATTTCAAGATAAATTAAAAGATGCTAGATTTGTAGATTCAACTGAAGGTCAAAATGTAGATCAAGACCTAGGTATGTCAGATGTTATAGATGCAGGTACATTTATAAACTCAAGGTTTTAATAAATGGCTAGAGTTGCTGCACAACTTAACAAACTTTACAGGTGGTGAACTATCACCAAGATTAGATGGTAGAAATGATTTACTAAATATACATCTGGTTGTCAACTTAGAAAATTAGTTGTCTATCCACATGGTAGTGCAGCTCGTAGACCAGGTACTACATTTTGTAGCAGAAGTGCTAGATAGTGCAAACAAAACAAGATTAATACCTTTTGAATTTTCTACAACACAAACTTATATGTTGGAGATTTTGAGAGTCTACAAAGATATCAGATAAAACTATATCTGATACAAAAGCTAATCCTGCTGTAGTAAAGATCACATGGTCAATGGTGATGAAGTTATCTGGTGGTATCAGAAGTTATGTAAAAGATTTTTAGTTGCAGATAAAACTACACCATTTGAACTACAAGATAGATGGTGTTGCAGTTCATCATTTAACTTATACTTCTTTGTATAATAAAGTTTTTTTGTAACACACTACTGCACAACTTTTTGATGTTAAATGCACATCGTGCAGATGTTATGTACATCACCATAATCATGAAGTAGAAAAATTATCTCGTACTGGTCATACATCTTGGACATTAACAGATGTAGATTTTACTAAAGGACCATGCAAGATGCTAACACAACAACAACAACTTTAAATCCCTGGTCAAACAGTAGGTACAGGTAACTTTAGTTGCTTCTGCGGTTACTGGTATTAATGGTGGTAGTGGTTTTCTTTCAACAGATGTTGGAAGATTTGTTTTTTTAAATGATGGTTATGCAAAAATAACTGGTGTTACAAATACAACTAATGCAGTTATTACAATATTACAGCTTTAGATAATGCTAGTGCTACATTACTAATTGGCAACTAGGAGCTTTCTCTGACACTACAGGTCATCCTTCTTGCGTAACTTTTTTTGAACAACGATTAGTATTTGCAGGAACAACTAATCAACCACAAACAGTATTTTTTTCAAATCTGGTGATTATGAAAACATGGATGCAAACATTGGTGGAACTGTAGCTGATGATGATGCAATCATTTATACAATCGCATCTAACCAAGTTAATGCTATTAGATTTATGACAGCAACAAGAACTTTAATTATTGGTACAGCAGGTGGTGAGTTTACAGTTAGTGGTGGTGGTACAGATAGTGCGGTTACACCTACAAACATATTAATTAAAAAACAATCTAACCATGGTGCAGCAAATGTAGATGCTATAGCTGTAGGTAACGCAACATTATTTTTACAAAGAGCTAAAAGAAAAATTAGAGAACTAGCTTATAACTTTGATGTAGATGGTTATATTGCACCTGATCTGACTATCCTTGCCGAACATATTACTGAAGGTGGATTAACACAATTGCATATCAACAAGAACCTAATCAAATTATTTATGTGTTAGAGGAGATGGTGAGTTAGCAGGTTTAACTTATCAAAGAGAACAACAAGTAACTGCTTGGCATAGACATATTTTTGGAAGATTTGGGAGCAACTATTACAGTTACTGGCAAACATTGCAAATGGTAACAAAAGCAGATGGCAGTACATCTGCTAACTAAAATTTCATACTACAACTAGTAACAACCAAACAGCAACAAATTTAAAAACATTAATAGATGCTGTTGCAGTTATTTCCATTGTCTACAGGATTTTTAAGATTAGAGATTATGTGAAGGTAAAGCAGTATGTGAAAGTGTTGCAGTTATTCCAACTGACGATACTGAATATCAAGTTTATGTAATTGTTAAAAGAACAATCAATGGTGCTACTAAAAGATATGTAGAAATATTAAATGTATTTGATTTTGATGAAACAGATAACACATCATTTAATTTTTTAGATAGTGCATTAAGTTATAGTGGTAGTGCTGTTACAACTATATCTGGACTAGATCACCTTGAAGGACAAACAGTTTCTATATTAGCTGATGGTGCAACGCATCCAGATAAAACTGTAAGTTCTGGTAGTATTACTTTAGATCGTTCTGCAACTAAGTGTTAAAGTTGGATTAGCTTATACATCTTTATTACAAACTATGAGATTAGATGCTGGATCACAGAATGGTACATCACAAGGTAAGACAAAAAGAATATATGATATTACAGTTAGAATGTTTGAAAGTATTGGTGTAGAAGTTGGACCAGATTTAAACAACATGGAAAGAATACCATTTAGAAGTTCTGCTGATTTAATGGATGAAGGTATACCACCATTTACAGGAGATAAAGAGGTAGAGTTTAGAGGAAATTATGAAACAGATGGTTTTATCTTTGTTAGACAAACTCAACCTTTACCTTTTACAATTTTATCGTTATACCCAAGATTAACTAACAAATGATGGATAATATATTATATATAGTACCTTATACAAAGCAGAACATGGACAGATTTATATTATCATGTCAAATGAATCATAAACTTATTAGAAGCAGATAGACATTATATTAATGTTGAAGGTGATGCTAAAAATTTAGAACAAGATCATTTAGCTTTTACAGGTATTGTTAAATAATAAACCTATCTTTGCTGCAGGTATGAAAATGATTTGGGGTCAAGTTGCAGAAGGTTGGGTTATAGCAACAAAGATGTTTGGAATCATCCATTGCTAGGTGTAGCTAAAGCAATTAAAAAAGATTTTGCTAGAGTTGCAAAAGAAAATAATATAAAAGAGTTCAAACTGCTGTAAGAAAAGATTTTAAACAAGGTCAAAGATTTGCAGAGTGGTTAGGTTTAGAGAGAACGAAGGATTAATGAAAAATTTGGTTTTGATGGTTCAGATCAATATAGATATGCGAGGATATTCTAATGAGTTAGACAGGTTCTGCTCAGACAAATATTCAAATGGGTTTAAATCAAAACCTAGCTAGTGCGTTGGCTCCTGTTACTAAAAAATTAACTGAATATAAAATTAAAGAAAAAAATGCAGAAAACAAAACTGAAGCATTAGAATTAGAAAACAATGCAGTAGTTGAATTAAATGGTTATGTGCAAGAAGCATCTAATATGAAAGATAGCGACAAAGCAAATAATTTTTTAATGGAAAAAAGTAAATTAGTTAGAACTAAATTTGAATCTCAAGCATCAAATGCAAATGTAAAAACAATTTTTGCAAACAATTATTTGATGGAAGAACAGAAAAAAATCTATTCAGTAGATAATGCTGTTCATAAAAATTTAGTAAACTCAAGAGCATTATTATCTGCAGCAAAAGAAGAAAGAGTTATAACTGATGCTTTGTATCCTGCAAATGGAGATAACTCTATGGCAGTAGCTACACTTAATGCAGACTTAACATCTATATATCAAAGTGATTTTGAAGATGGTATGATTAGTATTACAGAATACGAATCTAAAGTTGCAGACATACCAAACAAAATAGATTACTTCAGAGCAAAAAAAGATTCTGTTGATGATCCTGTTGGAACATTTCATAAATTAATGACAGGAGAGTATGATAACTTAACTCTTAAAACTAGAGAAACATTATTAAAAGAAACTAAATTAGAAGCTGCTCCAGTATTAGAAAAAAATATTACAAATTATCTAAAAATGTTAGAAAATGGAGAAACAATAGATATAAATAAAGAAGCAATTAAATCTGTTTTTGGAACAAAATCATATACTGATTTTATACAAACAGAAAATAACACAATAAAACTTTCAACAGTTAAATCTGCAATATTTAATTCTAAAGTAGGTGAAGAAAATGCTATATTAGATTCTTGGAATTTAACTTCTGGAAATGAAGCTCAAGATTTAGAGTATAAAGACAAAGCAAGAAGTTTTATAGCTAAAAAAAATAAACTTATTGAAGAAGATGCTGCATCATTAATACTTCAACACGATCCAACTGTTAGACAGTTGTATGAAAATTATCAATCTGAACCAGAAGGATCAGAATCTAAAGATAGATTATTTAAAAAATATGTTAATGCAGTAGTTCAATCTCAACAAGACATGGGTATCGATCAATCGCTTGTTAAAGTAGTACCTAATGATTTTGCTAAAAAACTTGTAATGGATTATGAAAGTAGATCTCCATTAGAAAAAATTAGTTATCTTCAAGGATTAGAAAATCAATATGGAGAACAGTATGGTAGAGTTTTAATGCAACTATCTGAAAATGGTTTACCTACTACTGCTAAACTTGTTTCTTATATGGGTGATGAAAAATTTGCTATTCAAGCAATGAGTGTCGATACTAAAGAAGAAAGAGATATTTTAGACGACTTCTTAAAAAATAAAGATCTTGACAAAACATCAATAGAAAGAAGTGTTTTTGATCAAATGAAAGAATTAAGAAATGTAGTTATGTATGGAAATAAAATGAATACTACAAAAGCAAATCAAGAAATGAATGATATTCAAGAAACAATAACTTATATTGCTATAAATAAAATGTCATCTGGAACAAAAGAAAAAGATGCTATCGAAGAAGCTACCAATGAAGTAATGAAGAACTTTAAATTTGCAGGTGGTGAATCTATGTTGGGTGGTGACAATACTTACTTTATTCCAAAAAGATATAACAATGAAAGTTTAGATGATGGTCAAATGAGATTAATAGAAGCAAAAGCAAAAGCTATTAAGGAAAATCATTTAGAAGATTTTGATATGTTTACTTTTCAATCTGAAAATCCAGAAATAGATGATCAAGAATTAAATGAAGAAATGTTAGAACAAGCAAAAGATAATGGTGTTTGGGTTAATAGTGCAGACGGATCTGGAATTGTTTTTGCTATACCTTTTCCAAATGGAGAATTAGCTTTAGTAGAAAATAAAAAAGGTGAATTATTAAAAATAAATTTTGATGATGGTTCTCATATATTACCTACTACAAATATTAGAATAGAATTAAACATTTACGATTCTAATAAAAAAGAAGATCAAACACCTTAATCATTATGGCAAATATAGGATTCGGTTTAGAGGTAAATAAATATGCAAAGCAAACAGGCTTTGATCAATTTCAAACTGATCTTACAGATGTACTTGTAGAGACGGCAAAAGATGCTTGGAAATATAACCCGGTATCTTCTGCTTTACGATTATATGAGTTAGAGCAAAGTAGAGATGTTGATGAACCTTTAATACCATTTCAAGAATTAAATAAAAAATATAAAGGAACTGGAATTTTTTTTGAACAAGATGAAAAAGAATCTACTGCAGAAATTTTAGCAGAAAGAAAAAAAGAAGAAAGATATAGACAAAGTATTATCCAGCGTGGACCAACAGGATTTGTGGCAGGTGCTGCAAAATTTGGTACTGCAATGGTAGCAAGTGTGGTAGATCCTATTAACTTTGCTATGATGTTTATTCCTGTAGTGGGTCAAGCAAGATTTGCAAGTCTAGTTGCTAAATATGGATTTACAAAAGCTAGAATGATGAGAGGTGCAATGGAAGGTTTTACAGGTATAGCTGCTGTTGAACCATTAGTTTATGGTGCTGCAACTGCAGAACAATCTGATTATGGATTAGTAGATAGTTTTATGGCAGTATCTTTTGGTACTGTTCTTGGTGGTGGTCTGCATATAGGTGCAGGTAAATTAAAAGATCTAAATACTCGTAGAAAATTTAATAAAAGAATTAGACAAACTAGAAAAGAGTTAGGATCTAAATCAGATGAAGATCCGGCATTTAATTTGTATAAAGAATACTATCCAGAAAACTCTAGAATAATGAAAGAACTTGCCGAGACAGATCCGGATACTAGACAATTATTACTTTCAAAAGCAATGGCAGACATAGTAGAAGAAGTTCCTGTTAATGTTAAAGATTATGCTGATTTAAATCCTAGGTTAAGACACGCACAAATAGATGAAAATATAGTAGAGAAAGCTAGAAAAAAAGTAAATGAAGAAAGTGTAGAAGTTAATAGACAGTTAAAAGAAGTTCAAAATAAAATTAATATGTTAGAGAATTATTTTGATCCAAAAAGAAAAATATCAAATGTTAAATATACTCCAGAATTAAAAAAATTAAAAAAAGTAAAATCTAAATTATTAAAAAAAGAAAAAGAATTAGTAGAACAATTTACTAATAGAAGTAAATTAATTGATGAAAGAATTACAAATAAACCACAAGAAATTACTTCAAGAGTTCAAACAAAACCTAGAAATGTTCAAGAAGATAGTATTGTAAAATCATACGATAAAGATAAAGCACAAACATCTTTGGAATCTAGAAACTTAGATGAAGAACTTAGAATTGCTGAAAATAACTTAACAGCTAAAATAGAAGCTCAAAATAAATTAGGTTTAGGAACTAGTAAAGAAGCTAGAATTAGTGCTAAAGCATTAGAAGATATAAAAACTAAATCAGATGACTATGAAAGTGCAATTATGGAAGGAATTAACTGTAGGATTGGTAAATAATTATGGCAGATAAATGTTTAATAAGAATAGAAGATGCGTTAATTAAAAAAGGTTTAGATAAAGATGATGCAGCAGGTATTCTTAAATCTATTAAAAAAGCAGAAAGTGATGCAAAATTAAAAGAAGCAGATGATCAAGTTAATGCTGCTCTTGCTAAAGAAATTTTACAAAAAGAACAAATACAAAAACAATTAAATAAATTAAACGCAATAGAAGATGAAATAAAAATTAGAGATTGGGTTGAATGGAACTTAACTAACTTTAAAGATAATCCAAAAGAAGGTTTAACTGCAATACTTGTTGGTAGTAACTGGGAAAGAATGGGTGCAAGAGATTCAGTTGCTGCAGCTCAAGATGCTTATTATAAAAACTTAGTTGTGTCATTTAATGCTAAATTAAAAGAAGCAGGTGTAGATGATTTATTTGCTAAAGCTAACGATGATATTGAAAGAAAAATTTCTAGAGTTATTTGGGAACTTGGAGAAGGTAAAGCTATTACAGAAAAAAATGCTGACATAGTTAAACTTGCTAAAGTTATTGAAGATTTTTCAGAGACAGTAAGAAAAAAATATAACAACTATGGAGCCAATATAGATAAACTTCCGGGTTGGATTATAAGACAAAGTTCAGATCCTTTCCAATTAAGAAATGCTTTAAACACTATTAATGTAAAAAATAATGTAAAATCAAAAATATCTAATGGTAGTGCAGAAGTAAATTTACAAGCATGGAAAGATTACATTTTACCTAAGTTAGATCATAAAAGAACTTTTTTTGAAACTGACAATACTCCAGAAGATATAGATAGATTTTTAACTAGAGCATACAACTCACTAATTAGAAATGAAAATCAAATTGTTAATTCTGCAGGAGAAACTTTTGGTGCAAAAAGTATGGTTAGACAACTTGGAGCAAAAAGAGTTTTACATTTTAAAAGTGCAGATGATTGGTATGATTATAATTCTATGTTTGGTGGTAGAAATTTAAAAGAAGCTATCTTTGGTGGATTTCATGTTGCAGGTAAAAATGTTGGAATGATGAGTAAACTCGGAAGTAATCCTCAAAAAAATTATGCAAAGATAATGGATTTAGTAAAAAATAAATTGGAAGATGATGGTAGACAAACACAGGCTCAAGCAGTTGGTGCATTTGCAAAAGAACAAGGTGGTCATAAAAAATTTATGGCAGAAGTAGATGGATCTGTAAATACTATTAATGGATTTGCTTATGCTAAGTGGAGTTCAATATCTAGAGCAATTGCTTCTATGGCAAAACTAGGGGGTGCAACAATTTCTGCAATATCTGATCTTCACCTTTATGCAAAAGAAATGAAGTGGCAAGGTAGATCTTATATAGGTGGTCTTGCAGAAGCTATGGGTAGACTTGGTAAAATTAAAAATTCAAAAGCTAAACAAGAAATTGCTGAACAATTAGGTTTTATAAACGACAATATTATTTATGACTTAGCTGCAAGATATTCTGCAGGGGATAATTTAAACAGAGGTTTTTCTCAAGTACAAAGAACTTTTTTTAAACTTAATGGTCTTGCTTGGTGGACCAACTCATTAAAAGATGGTGCTATATTAGGTATGGGTAATTATGTTGCTAAACAAACTAAAACTTCTTTTAAAAATTTAGATTTTCAATTTAAAAGATTAATTTCACATTATGGTATTGATGAAAAAATATGGAATCATATTAGAAAAATGGATTTAGATAAAGCTGATGATGGTAAATTATTTTTTAATACACAAAAAATAGATAATTTATCTGATGCTGTTATCAAAGATATTGAAGGTAAAACTACAATGTCTGCAAGACAATTGAAGTTGCTAGAGATAATTTAAAAACAAAAGTATTAGGAATGTTTTTAGATAGAGCAACTTATGCAGTATTAGAACCAGATGCTAGAACTAGAGGTTGGATGAAAATGGGTCAACAAGCAGGAACCCATCCCGGTGAAGCATTAAGATTTATGTCTCAATTTAAAGCGTTTCCATTTGCATTTTATCAAAAAATGATTGGTAGAGAAACTGCAATGTTTATACATGGAAAGATGGTAGAAAGTTTGATGCAATGTTAGGTATTGCACAGTTGGTTGGTGGATCTGCTTTATTTGGTTATATCGCTATGACAGCAAAAGATATATTAAAAGGTAAAACTCCTAGAACTGAATTAAGTTTTAAAAACTTTTCTGCTGCTTTTTTACAAGGTGGTGGTTTAGGTATTTATACTGATTTTTTATTTGGTAATATTCAAAACTCTACAAGTGCTTTAGCTACTATTGCCGGACCAATACCTACAGAGGGTGTAAGATTATTATCTGCTTTAAATTATGCTATAAAAGGAGAAGGTGGTAAAGCAGGAAAACAAGCATATTATTCTTTTAAAGAAAACATTCCATTTTTAAATTTATTCTATATAAAGACAATATTTGATTATGCGATTGGTTATCAAATGATGGAAACTTTGTCTCCGGGTTCTTTAAGGCGTATGGAAAAAAGAATGAAAGAATCTGGTCAAGAATTTTTGTTTACAAAACCATCAACATTGTTTAAAGGTTTATAGAATATGACAATATCATCTACTACAGTAAAGAACTCCTACTCTGGAAATGGTACTCTAGATACCTTCAACTATACATTCAAAGTATTTGCAGATGCTGATCTTCAAGTTATTATTAGGGATGCTAATGCTACTGAAACAGTTAAGACTTTAACTACACATTATACAGTAACAGGTGCAGGTTCTGCTTCTGGTGGAACTATTGTATTTACAGCAGGTAACATTCCAACTGCAACAGAAACTGTAGTTATAAGAAGAGCATCACCACAAACACAAGCAATCGATTATATTGCTAACGATCCATTCCCTGCAGAAAGTCATGAAGAAGGATTAGATAGATCTATGATGGCAATTCAACAGTTGCAAGAAGAAGTAGATAGATCAATTAAATTATCAAGAACAAACACAATGAACTCTACAGAGTTTACTATTGGTGATACTGATAGAGCAGGAAAAATTTTTGGTTTTGATTCTAATGGAGAACTTGTTGTATCGCAAGAACTAGGAACTTTCAAAGGTGATTGGTCTGCATCAACAACTTACAATGCTAGAGATATAGTTAAAGACACATCAACAAATAATATTTTTTTATGTAACACAGCTCACACATCTTCTGGATCTCAACCTCTAACTACAAACACAGATAGTGCTAAATGGGATTTATTAGTAGACGCAGCTAGTGCAACTACGGCTAGTAATACTGCAACTACAAAAGCAGCAGAAGCATTAGCTAGTGCGAATAATGCATCAACAAGTGAAGCAAATGCGTTAACTCATAAGAACGATGCCGAAACTGCAAAGACGGCAGCAGAGTTAGCAGAGACAAATGCAGAAACTGCACAAACTGCAGCAGAGGTTGCTCAAGCAGCAGCAGAATCTGCGTTAGATAATTTTGATGATAGATTTTTAGGTGCTAAAGCTAGTGATCCTACAGTAGATAATGATGGAGACGCATTAACAGACGGAGCATTATACTTTAATACTACAGATGATGTAATGAAAGTCTACGATTTGACTAACACTACATGGAGACAAATTCAATTAACAACTTCAGATCAAGCTAATGTAAATACTGTAGCTGCAGATTTATCTGGTTCAAACACAATAGGAACTGTTGCAGGATCTATAGCCAATGTAAACACAACTGCAACTAACATAGCGAATATAAACACAACTGCAGGAATAGATACTGAAATTTCCAATGTATCTTCAAACAGTTCTGCAATAGTTGCTGTCAACAATAATGAAACCAATATTAATGCAGTTAATGCAAACAGTACGAATATAAATTTAGTAGCTGCCAATGATACTAATGTTACGAATGTAGGTTCAAACATATCTTCAATCACAACTGCAGCAAATAATCTTGCAGACATAAACGCTTTCGCAAATATCTATCTTGGACCAAGTGCTACAGCTCCAACTGCAGATCCAGATGGTTCGGCATTAGATGTTGGTGATTTATATTTTGATACTGCATCACAAACCATGAAAGTTTACTCATCTAGTGGGTGGATTCCTGCTGGCTCAAGTGTGAATGGAACTTCAAGTAGGTTTACATACACAGTATCTAGTTCAACTACTACAATTACTGGAGCTGATGACAATTCTAACACACTTGCTTACGATGCAGGATTTATAGATGTATATCTAAATGGTGTTAAGATGGTTAATGGTACAGATGTTACTGTAACTTCTGGAACATCTATTGTTTTTGCTAGTGCGATTGGAACTTCTGGAACTGATGTTGTAGATGTTATTGCATTTGGAACTTTCCAATTATCTAACTTTAGTATTAATGACGCAAATGATGTATCAACAGGTGGTATTTCAGATGGTCAAGTTTTAGTTTACAATAATTCTGCTGGTGCATTCCAACCAGGCAATGCAAGTTCTGCAGAGGTATATGGATTTAGTAAAAATGCTAGTGGTGAATTAATAGTAACTACTACAAATGGTGGTGTAGATGACATAAGCGATACGACTTATGCTTCATTTGATGATGTTTTATTTAGTGCTAGTGGGTTCACTTTTAGCATAAATAATGATGGAAATTTAGTTGCAACAATTTAAAAATAAGTATAAGGAGAAGACATGGCGACAGTAAATTTAGGTTCTATAAAATTCAATTGGAAAGGTGCTTACGCAGGTGGTACTGCTTATGCAGTAGATGATGTTGTTTCATACAATGGATCATCTTATGTATGTACTGCTGCATCAACTGGTAACCTTCCAACAGATACAAATTTCTGGGATCAAATGAGTTCAGCAGGTACTAATGGTACTGATGGAACAGATGTCGGAACAGTATTAACAACACAAGGTGATATACTTTACAGAGATGGAAGTGGATTACAAAGACTTGGTGCAGGAACTTCTGGTCAAGCATTAGTCACAGGTGGTACAGGTGCAAATCCTAGTTGGAGTTCAGTAGGTGGAACAAACACACCATTGGTAATTGCTTATTTAGGTTCTTCTCAAGCTATATCTGCAAATACAACTACTACTGTTCAATTTGATAGCGTTCTTGTAGATACTGATAATGCTTTCAATACATCTACATATACATTTCAACCAAGCACAGCAGGATATTATTATATAAATTTTCAAACTGGTGGAAATGCTTATACAGGTCAAATGAATAATCATTTAAGAGATAATAGTGGAAATGAATATTATTTAACCGATGAAAGTACACATGATAGTTATGTAGAATCTGGAGAACATACAATGTATTTTAATGGAACTACAGATAGTATATTTTGTAGAGTTTGGAGAAATCAAAGTGGAAGAACACTTAGCTCATCATCTTCAACTAAAAGAAATACAATTTTAACAATATTTAAATTAATACAATAGGAAAATAATTATGGCTGAATACTCAAGTAAAATAAAAGAATACTGTAAAGCTAATAATGTTAATTCAGTAAATTTTAGAAGCGATGTTTTACTTCAAGATGATGGAGATGGTGTTGTTTATATACATGAATGGAATTTAGATATTCCTCAACCAACTTCAGAACAAGTTGAAAGTTATGAAACAGTAGCTAATGAAACAGAAGCTAATGCAGTAGATTTAAAAGCTAGTGCTAAAGCAAAGTTAATTGCAGGAGAAGCATTAACTGAAGATGAAGCTAACACAATAGTGTTATAGGTAAAATCCTATGACTAAAGCTAAAGATATAGCAACAGTTTATTCTACTGCTAACACAGCAGAAAACTTTGTTAAACTTGACAACTCTGCTAGACTTCCTGCTTTAGATGGTTCTCAATTAACAGGTGTTGCAGAAACAAAACCTACAATAACTTCTATAACTCCAGATGTTATCACTAATAATCAAACTTCAATTACAATTACAGGAACTAATTATGTTTCAGTACCTCAAGTAGAATTTTTAAATCCTTCTACTGGTATCTGGTATGTTGCAGACACAGTTACATTTAACAACTCAACTTCTTTAACAGTTCAAGCAACACTAACTGTTGATGCTCAATATAAAATTAGAATAGAAAATCCTAATGGTTTAGCCGTACTATCATCTACAAATATTTTAACTGTTTCAGATGCTCCTACCTGGACAACTGCTGCAGGTACACTAGGAACTATTGCAGGAAATTTTTCTGGAACTGTAGCTACAGTTGCTGGAACTTCAGATAGTGCAGTTACTTATTCTGAAGTAACCAATGTATTAACAAATGCTTCTCAAGCAAATTGTTCTTTAAATTCTACAACAGGTGTGATAACAACTACAGACTTTGGTGGTTCAAGCACAACTGCAACAACCTATAATTTCACACTCCGAATTACGGATGCTGAAAACCAAACAACTGATCGTAGCTTTAGTTTAACTTCTAGCTTCGGTGCAACAGGTGGTGGACAATTTAACTAATGGCTAGTACATATTTAACAAGAACACCAAGTTCTACAGGAAACAGAAAAATTTTTACTTTAGTCTGGTTGGATAAAAAGAAGTAAATTAGGTAATCAAAGAATTATAAGTTCAAGAATAGATGGAACTTCACAGAAGGTGGAATTGCATTTTATCAAGAACTGATACTTTATTAAATTTTATGAATATGGTAGGTAGTGAAGATACAATTAATTTTAACAAATAGATTATTTAGAGATACGTCAGCTTGGTATCATATAGTTGTTGCAGTAGATACAACACAAGGAACAGCATCAAATAGAGTAAAATTTATTTAATGGAGTACAAGAAACATCATTTGCAACAGCAACTTATCCATCACAAAATTTGATACTTTGTATTAATAATTCAATACAGTTCAACTCATAGAATTGGTGCAAATAATGATTAGTAGTGCTTATTTTGATGGCTCAATGTCTCATGTTCATTTTATAGATGGCACAGCTTATGACGCATCAGCATTTGGTTCAACAGACAGTACAACTGGAGAATGGAAAATAAATACTTCTCCAAGTGTAACTTATGGAACTAATGGTTTCTTTATTTTAAAAGATGGTAATTCAGTTACAGACCAATCTCCTAATAGTAATAACTTTACAGTTGGTGGTGGTACACTTACAAAAACAGAAGATAATCCAAGCAATGTTTTTGCTACATTAAATCCTTTAAGGTTTTTATTTTCCTGCTGTTGTAATTAGAAGTGATGACAATTACTGTCTTTGATTGGAACTTCGGCAATGGCTACTTCGGAACAACAGCAGTATCTAGTGCAGGAACTAACGCAAGTGGAAATGGAATATTTGAATATGATGTACCAACAGGCTATACAGCTTTATCAACAAAAGGATTAAACTTATAATGGCATACACAACAATCAATAAATCTACAGATTATTTTAATACTAAACTTTATACAGGTAATGGTTCTACAAATGCAATTAACAGGTGTTGGTTTTCAACCAGATTTGTTGGATTAAAGATAGAAGTGGTACATCATCATCATGCTTTATTTGATGCTGTTAGAGGAACAACATAAAGCTTTTATATTCAAGATACTACTGATGCAGAAAGTACACAAACTATTACTTTCAGTTTTGATAGTGATGGTTTTACTTTAGGAACACAAATAATGGAATAATCAATGGTCAAAAATTTACGCATCATGGAACTGGAAAGCAAATGGTGCAGGTTCATCTAATACAGATGGTTCTATAAATACTCTACTGTTAGTGTTAATACAACAGCAGGATTTTTAGTATTGTAAAATATACAGGTACAGGTGCAAATGCAACAATTGGTCATGGATTAGGAGTTGCTCCTAAAATGATAATTATTAAAAATACAAGTGGCACTGGATGATTGGACAGTTTATCATGAATGCCTTTAGGAAATACTAAAATTTAGTTTTAAATACAACTAGATGCAGCAGTACTTCTCAGCTTTGGAATAATACACCAACTACTTCTGTTTTTACTGTAGGAACTAATAATTCAATGTTAATAAAGTGGTGATTATGATAGCCTACTGCTTCGCAGAAAAAACTGGTTATAGCAAGTTTGGTTCTTATACTGGTAATGGAAATGCTGATGGAACATTTATTTATACAGGATTTAAACCTGCTTTTGTTATGATTAAAAGAAATGTAACTAGATTGATCGAATTGGTATATGTTGACACAGAGAATACAAAATGATAAGCCTTTATATGCAAATTTAAAAACACAAGAAGCATATTATGCTGGTTCTACCTGCTAGAAAACTATGCATCAAATTGATAGATTTTTTAAGTAATGGTTTTAAATTAAGATGGAACTGCATGGGGTGGTTAAATGGAAAGTGGTACGGAACTACATTTACATGGCATTTGCAGAAGCACCCCTAGTTGGAACTAACAATGTACCATGTACAGCTAGATAAATGAAATTTGTTTTAGCTTATACTATCTGTTCGGCTATCACAGGATTTTGTAACAACACATCTTTATCTCCAGTAGAATTTAATTCGTGGACCGATTGTACTAAAGCAGGTGCAATGGCTACTATTAAAGTTACCAATGAAAACTTAGAAGCATTTAACGAAAAGAAATTATATGTAAGTTATTTCTGTAACGAGATAGAGGGTGAAGATGCCTAAAAAGAAAAGTTTAAAACAAGGTATAGAGGATAACAACTCTATTCGTATTTCATATCATGAAAAGGTTTGTGCAGAAAGAATGAAAACTTTATTCAAAGCAATAGATGAAATGCGTACAGATATAAAAGAATTATAAAAGTGATGTTAATAAAAGTAAGGGTGGCTTCAGAGTATTATTACTCATTGGTGGAGCAATAGCTTCCTTGCTAGGCTACATCAAATGGAATGGCTAACAGAAGAAAGAAAGCAGTTATAGGTTTAACTTCTCAGAATTAAAAGCACAACTGCGTCTTATAAAAGATCCTAACTTAATAGTGTTTGCACCAGTTGGTGGATTGGGTCCAGTAGATATAGTAACTTTAAATATGACAACAGGTGAGTATACTGCTTATGATGTTAAATCTAAAAATTATAGAAAAGTTGATAGTTATACTGCACCAGATGGGTATAAAAGAAACCTTAAAGGATCATTTATATCTAGAGGTAGAACTAAAGAACAAAAGAAACTTAAAGTAAAGATAATATACGAATGAAACTCTCTCCTAACTTCACCTTGCAAGAACTAACAAAGTCAGACACAGCAGTAAGATTAGGTATAGCTAACGAACCTAACTCAGATCAGATTGCTAAACTACAAAACCTTTGCGAGACTTTGCTGCAACCAGTTAGAGATAAGTTTGGTCCAGTAATTGTTACCTCTGGATACAGATCTCAAGATCTTTGTGTTAAGATAGGCAGCTCAATTAATAGTCAACATTGCAAAGCTGAAGCCGTAGATTTCGAAGTGCCAGGCACAGATAATGCTGATCTTGCATACTGGATAAAAGATAATATAGAAGGATGGGATCAATTAATCCTTGAGTTTTATACTATTGGAGAGCCATCAAGTGGTTGGGTTCATTGTAGCATAGCAGATAAACCTAGAAAACAATTCTTGAGAGCTTTCAAAGAAGATGGTAAGACAAAGTACAAACCAATATTAGGAGATATAAGATGTGGTTAAGTGCTATTAAACTTGCAGTACAAGCAGGTAGTCATATTTATAAAAACAAACAGAAAACTAAAATGCTTATGGCAGACGCACAAATGAACCATGCTCAAAAGATGGCTAATGGTGAAGCAGAATACCAAGGTAAGTTATTACAGAGTAGAGATTCGGATTGGAAAGACGAGTTCATTTTATTATTATTAAGTGTGCCAATTGTAATGTTAGGATTTGCAGTTTGGTCAGATGATCCTGCTCACATGGAGAAGATGAAATTATTCTTTGAATATTTTTCACAACTTCCATTTTGGTATCAGACTATTTTCGTGGGAGTAATAGCTTCTGTGTATGGTTTGAAAGCAACAGATTTAATTAAGAGGAAGTAATGAGTAATCAAGCACCGACAATGTTCGTATCACAGTATAGTAAAAAGAAACCTACACTTCTTTCGCAGCAAACAGGTAAGAAGAAAAAGAAAAAGAAATATAAGAAGAAGAAATGATTGATCCAAAGGAAGATGATCTATCCTACTTTGCTGATTGGTACTTGAACTCTGGGGATATAAAAAGATTATACACACCATTCAAAGATCCTTTATTATTTATAGAAGGAGTTAGTGGTGTTGTTCTTTATAGAAGAGATAACTTTCAAGTAGAGTTATTTATCTGTCAACCTAATACAGTTATACCAGAACATACTCATCCAGATGTAGATAGTTATGAATGTTTTTTATATGGCATGAAGTTTACTCATGGTGGAGAGACAGTAATTACTGATGAACAAGCACAAGAAGAAACAGAGGGTATGCCAGCTTATGCTTATCAAACTATAAGAGTTAGACCAAACGATCCTCATGGTGGAACTGCATCTAAAAATGGTGGTGCTTTTATATCTATACAAAAATGGTTAAATGGTGTAGAGCCTACTCATGTAAGTTCTAACTGGGATGGTGACACAATGGGTAACAACCATAAAGAACAAACAGGATTATAATTATGGCTAAACAAAAGTTCACACATTTTATACCTAGAGAGAAACCTAAGAAGAGAAGAGGGGTTCATACAAAATCTCAAAACAAAAGTGCTAAGAGACAAAAGAAGCAGACAAGATACAAGGGTCAAGGAAGATGATTGATAAATTTATTTATAAATTTTTTGGTTTGCTTGATGACTTTACTCAACACTTAGATAGAATATTTTTTCCAAAATCTAAAAAGAAAAAGAAATGAAACGACAACACAACACAGCTATGATTGCTTTACTTGGTACAATTCTTTTAGGTTTATCTACTTATGTATTAATAACTATAGTTGAACTACAAATTCATATTGGTATGTTATCAGAAGAGATTATGAATGTTGATAAACAGATAGGAAGAATATATAATTTTATAGATAGTATTAGAGATAAATAATTATGGCTATAAGAAAGACTACTAAAGGTAAGAACGCAAACTACAGACCAACAAAGTCTGGAGCTGGTATGACGGCTAAAGGTGTAAGAGCATATCGAAGAGCCAATCCGGGTAGTAAATTAAAGACGGCAGTAACAGGTAAAGTTAAAGCAGGATCAAAGGCAGCTAAAAGAAGAAAGTCATATTGTGCAAGATCTCTTGGTCAACTTAAAAGATCTTCTGCTAAAACAAGGAACGATCCTAACTCTAGAATAAGACAAGCTAGAAGAAGATGGAAGTGTTAATATGCAAAAAAAAGGATGGAAGAAACCAAAGGTTCAATCATTAGTTTGTGGTCATTGCAAAGAGTGTGACAAACAATTAATGAGTGATGAAGGTGGTTGGATAGTAACTGCTAAAAAAGAATATTTTTGTCATGATGGCAAAGATGGTAGTTGCTTTGACAACTATTGTGAGTTAAAATTAAAACAACAACAGGAGAATACTAATGAAAAAAGGTTATCACAAAACAGCTACTGGTAAGATCGCAAAGAAGGGTCTTTACTATAACATCAATAAGAAAAAAAAAGCTGGTACTTCAAATTCTAAAAAGAAGTCTACAATCTCTGCGAAGGCTTACAAGAATATGAAGTCTGGATTTAAAAAGTAGTTTCTTTTAATTCTTCGAACTCTTCCCAAATAGAATTTTCTACACCCCAATAATTTTTCTTATCTTGTTTGTTTCTTAATGAGTGAATGATTGTGGTATGATCTTGATTAAATAATCTAGCCATAGAAGATAAGCTAACATTGTAACCTTCATACAATAGATTATAGATTATACTTCTTGCTCGAACTACATCCCTTGTTCTACCTTTACTAAAGATGTCATGTTTGCTTACAGTATATTTCTCACACACTTTATCTACAAGTTTGGAAACAACTTCTAGGTTTGCGTTCTTTGTTTTAAATGTAGTAGCAATTTTAGTTTTATTATTGCTATCCATTATTGGTTGTCTCTGCATTAGTTCTGCTGCATACAGAAATCCTTCCGAGAACCCTACCTCATATAATCTTTCTTCTTGGTTCGTAAGAAGGTAAAATGCTTTCTTAACCTTATAGATAAAGTGATTCTGATTTAAGTTTTTAATGTGTTTATTATAGTGTGTGCTTATATTTATGGTCATAGATCCCCTACAGTTTCCTTTCTTTTTTTTCAACTATTAAGTTAATAACTATTTATTTGTCATTAACTGTTCTTTTGTCTGCTCTATTTGCCAAAGTAATTTATAAGAATCTTGTTGATACTTATTTACTTTCAGTTTCGCTTCCAGATACTTCTCGTGTTTCTTCGCTTGAAGATCCTTTAGCTTCTGCAGACGCATTCGGATTTGTTCCATCATGCTCCTTTTTTACTGTTGTAAAATCGTACTTTAAGTTGTCGATTTTTACTTCTACAAACTCTCCTCTATTCGAGTTGTTTGCAGCTTTCTTAACATCATCAAAGAGTTCAATCATTTGAAAATGACACTCCCCATTGATAATTCTTTTAAATTTTGTCATACTTATTTACTTTTTTCAACTTCTTTTTTGATTAGAAAATCTATATACTGTCTTGCTTTTTTAAGATCTTCAATACCATTCTTTCTTTTATATCTAGAAATATATTTAATTACATTACCCTCACAAAAATTAAAATTGTTTTCAATAATAAAATCTATTGGTTCAATCTTGTTTGCTATGTAGTGTGCTGGTTCTTTTATATTGTCTGCCATATTAAATCCTTTTTTTTAGCAAGGTGGGGAAAACGATAGAAAGGGAAAAAACCCCACCCTGCTTGATACCCTTTAGCCTAAGTTAAAAGGTATATTCGTTATTACCACCATCATCTGCTTTTGCAAAGCTATTATTACTAGACTTACCTGCTCCACTTGGTGTTAAAATTATAGTCAACTCTCCTGCTTTTACTTTGCCGTCTTGATCTTTAGACGGAAAGGCAGCTTGGTTGTACCATTTACCATTAATGTTTACTCCAATAGTCCAGTTCTTATCTGGATGTTTCATATTTTTTGGACCAACATATATAGGAAGTTTATCTTCTGGTGACTTCCAATCTGGGTTCTTGGTTAGGTTAATGTATATCTTGTCGGATTTATTATCCATGTTTACTCCTTGGTTATATCAATCTTATGATTGATTATTGTTTAGTTTGACCTCATGCTCACGAGTATGTTTCATAACTTGCTCGAATGCTTTAAGGTTATTTTTTTTAAGATACATAACTTGATCTCTAACCAAATCTTTAACTGCAGACAGTTGTCTTGAAGTTGTTGTGTCAGAAATATCTTTTATTATATCTTCTACATTTACCTCATCATCAAGGTAGGTAGGTTCTTCTACAGATTGCTCTGAAGAATTTTGTTGGAATGGTTTTGCATTGTAACCATCTTCTAAATCCATGCCTGTCTTTAAGTTCAAAGCATTTAAGAACGCATACTTTCTACTGTATGACATTGCTTGACCTGTTCCGTACTTATCTAAACCACCCATAGCAGTACATCCATCGATCACAATAAAACTTTTTGGATCATCGATGTCAGTTATTCTCATGGTGCAAGTAACAACAACACATTTATCTGTGATGTCTGTTATGTAATTGCAGGTTGGATATAAACCATTTTCTAATAGAGCTGCCATTGCAACTCTTTGAACATCATCATGCAGCAAAGGATTAAAAGGCATTCCTTTAACCTTACTTGCTTTCTTTACACCACTCGCATGATTACAGGCGTTATAAAGTTTCTTATGTATGTTACTCATATTATTTCCCTTCATTTGATATACATTTATTTCACTACTCATATTTTTATTCCCCATAGTTTGGTTATTAGTTGTTTTTGTTCATCTGCTAGATCTTTATAATAAAAGAAATGATTAAGATCTGGTGGCTCCATCATGCTTGCTAATCTATTGATGTTACCTTCAGAAAACATAATCATTTTTTCCCATGTTAGAATTTTATCTACCATGACATCATAAAGATGTTGTAAATGATCTGCCTTCATTAACTCATGGCTCTTATCAAAGATGATATAATCTTTATCATTAACATATACCAAGTAAGGTATCTTCTTTGTTGCCATGTAGTAGAACGAAGTTTGTGTAAGGTTTTCTATTGTAGGTTCTGTTGGTAGATCTTGAGTGATCATGTTCCACTCTTCCTTACCTTTAACCTTCCTTAAATTAGGTGGTTTAGTTTTAAGTTCTATAAATTTTGTTTTAGTTTCATAATCGATACGACCAATGACAGGTTTGATCATGTCAAACTCTTTTAGTTCTACATATCTTTCACAAACTAATTTTTCTTTTTCCACAATCTGCTGCACAACTTTTTTTGTGATTGGAATACAATCTTCTGCAAACTTAATCATCGCTTCTCTGCCGAACTTATCTTTTGCGTCAACAGGTTCTTTTGAATTTATAATTTCTTTTTCTTGATCAAAACAAACTTTATAATCTCGATCCCATTCTGTTTCTTTAATTGTTTTTGATTTGTAAATTACATCTGCGATTTGTTTCTGGACCACATTATTAACTAGGTTGCCAAAGTTAGCTTTGTATCTAAATGGAAACTTCCTTCTAACTTCTTGAGGGAAACTGTAACCAATAATATTTTTTGCAAAAGGTGTTGATGTTGATGAGTAAGACCAATGATCTAATCCTTCACCACCATTAAATATTGAGAATGCTTTTTCTATTTTATCGTTTTCCATTTTTTTCCAATCTGTTTTTTTGCTAACGATTACAATGATTTTAAGATGTTGTCAACGGATAATTATAATTATATAACGGAGAGAAAATGACTAAAAAAAAACTACCTTACAAGAAAGTTCGTATCATTTGGGTTGATATTTGCAGCAGCTCACAATGGTATGATGATCTAGCAGATGTTGATAAGTTTAGCTATTCTTGGTGTGAGGATATTGGTTATCTATATTATAAAGATTCTAAAGTAGTAAAAATATTTACTTCTTATTCTTATGATGAAGATAAACTATCTATTGGAAACATAACTGCTTATCCTAGATCAGTAGTTAAAAAAATATTGTACGAAAAATGACATACTCTGGAATCTTTGATGAAACTGAATGTAAACAAGAATTAAAACGAGCCAAGAAATATATTAAGAAACAAGCTGATATAATTTTTGCACTTAGAGAAAGAAATTGAACAGAAAGAAAACGAGATAAGGATATTAAAAAAAATGGCTCGTGATGTATATGCTTTCAGTAATGGTTTATATTCTGATTGGCACAGAAAATATGATGGCATTGCTTATATAGATGTTGATTCTGTTGAGTGCTGCCAATACTGTTATGAACCTCTTGCTATAATTGAGACTTGTTATGACAAAGATCAGAAATGGAAGGCTACAACCCTCTCAAAGATCATCGCAGAACGCTTAAACATACCCTGTTTTTTAGTATTCTATAAGGAACTGACACCAAGTAGCCTAACCTTTAGAATCAAGCGTATACGGAGCTCTAAGACAGAGTTTAGACTAATGAGTGAGGATCAATGGGTTAAAATCTTGAGATCCTTGCATGACCACCACAAATTAAAATGTAAATCAACCAAACGAAAGGATAAATAATGAATGTAAGCAGAGGATTTTTACATATAACTTATAAGATATACCACCATTTAGATCTGGTAGACGGAGAAAGAAAGTCTCATTGTTTAAATGTATTCTTATCTGTGATGAAATATGCTTGGAAAAAGAATGGATATAAGGCTCAACTGCGTCATGAAACAATACACAAAGATACCGGTCTTTGCCGGACCACAATTAAATCGTGTCTGGAAACTCTTAATAAATTAAATATTGTTAAGTCTGTTAGAGGTAGATCTGGTAAAACTTATCTTGTTAATGAGACATTTTTACGAGCCGAGAAACTTTACGAGCCAACCCAGATAGCCGTTAAACCTACACAAGATAGCCGTTTTACGGCTACATTAGAAGAAACAATATCCATTAATAATATAGGTAAAATAGTTAAGAGTTTTGCAGGGGATACCGAGAAGATATTAGATGAATTATCTAAGCTACCTCTGGAAGAATTAAAAGCAGAAACTGTTAATGTTTACCTCTGTAAACAAGCAATTCAAAGAAAGGAAGATAACGAAATAAAAGCTAATGCAACTTATGTTAGTGGGGATAAAATATTGGCTGCATTGTCCAAGATAAAGAAACAAGCTAATCCAAGATACAGAGAGAAAGTTGAGTATAATAAGCGTAATGGGATTAAACCATGGGAGAATAAATAATGGTAGGTAGACCAATGAGAAAGGTATTCTGTCAAGGCTTTACTCGTGCTGGATTAAGAGAGGGTAAAAAATACCTTGTAGAATGAAAGGTTATGAACTTGCAAATGGTAATTTTACTGTAAATATCATGGCTATCAAACAATGTTAAGGGTTTAAAAAGCTAAACTATACAGATGAAACAAGGATAAAACAATTAAAAACTACAACAATTTAGGAACTATACAGATGAGCAACTCAAAGAATACTATTACAACAAAGTCAAACCAGAATTGATAACAACCAACCAAGCCGATACAATCATGCGAAAAACTACGAAAGGTTTAACCCTTACAGAAATACTAGAGGAAAAACAGTATCGAGTTCAGCTTGATGAAATTTTATCATTACTTAAAAAAAAATCCAGAACATAGAAATGAAGAATAACTGAAGCTAGAAAAGTATGGTGTTCAAACTTTAATTGATAAACTACTGCAAGTATTTCAATATCAAGAAGTAGAAATCCTAATCAGATACTATGGATAAGAGAGAAAACTAAGTTTATTACTTTCCTTGCTAAAATTAACAGATCTATATTCTGATAATAAACAAAATGTTAAGACAAGATCAATTGATACCAAAAATATTAGTTGGGAAGATAATCAAGATGATTTGATTGATGTATCAGAGGATATAGTTGATATACCCTCTGATAATAAAGATTAGCCGTGATCGTATTGTTTCATTACAATATTAAAAGTAATATTGTGATGTGCTTCATGATTTTCTGCAAGTTCCTCAAGAATATTTGATAAACTTTTTAACTGCATTCCGTCATTGCTTTGATAAGTAGCTAACACTTGATCTTTCATTCTCTTATCAGTTTTTTCATGGTACTTAGTACCTTTTATTTCTACTTTGTAGTTGTCTATACATCCAAGATAAAACTATATATCCAAGAATTAACCATAACATTTATATTTTTCTAGCCATGTATTGAAAGACAGGATCATGATTAACATTCCCATACTTCAATCTTTTTTGATATAATTCCACAACATTATTCTCTGCTAATCTCATAAAAAAGTTAGCAATATCTCTTAGATTATAATCGTAGAACCTCTGTCTTGCTAAGTATCCTTTGTCGTAATAAGTTATTACTTCTCCAGATTTAGCCGTTTGTACCCATGCTTCGTATTTACTTAGTGTCATTTTTACCTCTTTGTTTTATTTGTTTGTTTTTATAATGAGTGTAAATAATTCCTTTAGCACTCAAGA